TGAACACAGCAAAATGACACAGCCGTATATCTATATCGATACAACGGGGCTGTTGACAGAGAACCGGGCGGCGCCGATTGGGCGAGTGCCGTGGGTGGCCAGTCAGACGGATATGCTGGCGTGGGACTGGGAAATTTGCGACTACTGATGCATTGAGGACAGGGGCTGATCTGCGGATCGGCCCCGCAGCTGAGTGCATTGACAACCCCTCCGGCGCGGGAAAGCCCGCGCCACCTCCCCTTGCACAGGGGAGGCTTTTTCGACGGAACGCGCGTGCGCGTTCTTGGGAAACGAGGTAAGCGCCTAACTTTAGCGTCAAGGAGGAAAAATGGGGAACGGTTACTGGGTAATACGGACATACAAGTGCGGCCAGATGGAAGAAAAGATCAAATACTGGATCCAGGGAGAGAGACCGACCCGATCGGAGCGCCGGCTGAAAGCAGAGATCCGAAAGCAGCAGAGCAACGAGGCCAGTGCGGTGAAGAGAGTGAACCGACTGCTCCATGCCTACTTTGACCACAAGGACTGGCTGCTGACGGTGGAATACTCCGACGAGAAGAGACCGGCAGGGGCAGACCAGAACGAGACCTGGGAGATGGCAAAGCACCAGCAGGAACTGTGGTTCGACCGGATCCGGAAGGAATGCAAGAAGCAGGGTGTTTCTCTGCGGTACCTGGCCTTTACCTCCGACATGGACGGGGAGACCGGGGAGATGGTGAACGTGCACCACCATGTGGTAATCAACCGGGAGGCTCTGGAGATCGCCATGCAGAAGTGGGGCAAGGGCTTTGTTCATGCCGAGCATATCTGGGAGGAGCGGGATCACATGGGGTTGGCCCAGTACCTGATGAACCAGGTGCGGCGGATCGAGGATGCGAAGAAGTACACCCGCAGCCGGAATATGCCCGATCCCAAGCCCCAGGACAAAATCGCAAAGAACGGCGCGGAGCTGAGAGCGCCGAAGGGTACATATATGCTCTATCGGGGGCCGTACATTCCCGGATGGCCCCAGTACATCCGCTATTGGCGCCCGCCGACAGACGGGCCGGGGGAAGGAGGCTGATATTATCAAGTTCAGACCGATGAAGAATTGCAGACGGAGCGTGAAAGAACAACGGTATATCTGGGCAGCCTTGGAGATCTGGAACAAGCTGCCGGACAAGCGGCGGGCAGACTTCCGGGCGCTGATCGGCGAGATCGCCGACAGCCCGGAGGAAAGCCGGGCGCTGTTTGAGATTCTGACGAAAGAAAAAAGCCCGGAGAGCATCAGCGGGAAAATGCTGGTGCCGCTGGGTAGGCTGTATGACATGAAGCGGGAATTCTATGACCGGGCGGCGATGTGAGGGTTAGAGATGGCGAAGGGGAAATATGAGCATTGGCTCCGGAAAGAAAACCTTGCATTGCTGGAGAGTTGGGCGACAGAGCGGACGGATCTGGAACTGGCGGAAAAGATAGGGATCACCAGAAGCACCCTGTATCAGTGGATCAAGACATATCCGGACATTTCGGACGCCATATCGCGCGGGCGCACCGATGCGCGCAAGTGCGCGGAGGTGGAAGAGACCCTGGGGAAACGGGCCACGGGATACACCATCGAGTTGCAAAAGGCAATCAAAGTGAAGCGGGTGGAGTATGACGAGACGACCGGGAGACGGCTGCGGGAAGTGGAGACTGTGGAGTATGCGATAGAGCAGCAGCACGTACCGGCAGATGTACAGGCGATCAAGTTCTTTCTGACCAACCGGGCACCGGAGCGGTGGAAAAACCATGTGGAAGTGGACGGAACCATTACCGGGCAGAACTTTGAAGAGTGGCTGGAGAAGCAGAACGGGAAGGAGAGCGGGCTATGAATCCGATGGTGGCGAAGGATTACATCGAAAGCTGCCTGAAGATCAAGGCGAAGACCGGCGATATTATCCCGTTTAAGCTGAACCCGGCGCAGGAAAAGCTGTATCGGGTGGCAAAGAAACAGCAGGACGCGGGCAAACCGGTTCGGATCATCATCTACAAGGCCCGACAGTTGGGCTTCTCCACCATGACGGAGGGACTGATTTTCCACGGATGCGCGACCAGGAAGAACCGGAACGCGCTGATTGTTGCACACCGAGAGGATGCCACGGCCAACTTGTTCCGGATGTCGAAGCTGTTTTACGATCTGCTGCCAGGGCCGATCAAACCAATGCTGAAAGCCAGCAATGCGCAGGAACTGCTGTTTGAAAACCCGAGCAAGGCCCAAAAGGAGCGGGACAGGAACCCAGGGCTTCGGAGCCGCATTCGCTGTGCAACGGCGGGCGGCAAGGGCATTGGACGATCGGATACGCTGCATTTTGTGCACATATCGGAGTTTGCGTTCTGGCCGGAGGGCCCGGACGGGAAGAAAAGTACGCTGATCGGTATTCTTCAGGCTGTGCCGGCGCTGCCGGGGACGATGGTGATCATCGAGAGCACACCGAACGGGTTTGACGAGTTCAAAACCCAATGGGACAAGGCGGTGGCCGGGGAAAGCGATTTTGAGCCGGTGTTCTTTGCCTGGTACGAAAACCCGGAGTACACCATGGAGCCGGCGCCGGGGACGGTGTGGACAGACGACGAGCTGGATATGCAGGATCGGTACGGCCTGTCCGAGGGGCAGCTGACATGGAGACGTTGGTGCATTGCCAACAACTGCGGCGGCGATGTTAGGATCTTTCAGCAGGAGTACCCGAGTAACCCGGAAGAAGGATTCCTGCACAGCGGTACAGGTGTTTTCGATAACGATTTGGTGATCCGGACGATGGAAACGCTGACGCCGCCGGAGATGCAGGGCCGGTTCCTGTGGGAGGGCGAAACGGAGATAAGCCCGGTGTGGAAAGAGGAAAACCCAGGGGCGGTGAAGATCTACATGAAACCGGAGGAGGGGAAACCCTATGTGCTGGCCGGGGACACGGCGGGCGATGGATCCGATAGCTTCACGGCGTGGGTGATAGACAACACCACTGGCGAGCGGGTGGCGACACTAAAACAGACGTATTCGGAGCGGGAATATGCGCAGCAGATATGGAGTCTGGGGCGGTATTACAACTGGGCGCTGGTGGGGATCGAGACGAACTTCTCCACATACACCGTGATGAAACTGGACGAGTGGGGATACCCGAACCAATACATGAGAGAGCGTGAGGACACCATCACCAAGCAGATGAAAAAGAGCTGGGGATGGAGAACAGACCGCATAACACGTCCAAGGATCATTGCCAATCTGGAAGAAGTGTTTGCCACGAGGCCGCGACTGTTTCGGGACGCGGATCTGCTGAAGGAAATGCTGACATTCGTGTACAACGAAGATCATCGGCCGGAGGCCATGGTGGGGGAGCACGACGACATGGTTATGGCTGCGGCTATCTGCCATGCGATACGGCACCAGCAGAGCACAACGATGCCGGAGAGGGTGGAAGCGAAGCCGCAAAAGCTGATCACGGAGATGCGGAAGAAACAGCGATCCGGGCGGCGATTTTGACAGGAAAATATGACGGAAATTTTCAAACCATAGGACACCGAGCCTATGGTTTTTTATTTTGCCCGAGAAAAAAGCGAGAGTTTTCAACAGTTTGCGCGATTCGTAAAAAATGACGGAAAAGTGGAAATTCACGGACATGGAGAACGCGGTATCCTTTGGCGTCAACAAAAAACGATGCTTTGCCGGAATGAATCCGGCAGAAAGGAGAGCCCACATGGATATGGAAAACGAAAAGCTGGAGACGGGCGCAGCTGGGGAAGTCGTAACTCCCGAAACCGAGACTGAGGAGCGGGAACCGGCGGCAGAGGCCGAAGGCGAAAAGGGGAATGAAAGCGCCGAACATTCCACGGAGACCGGGAAACAGACTCACGAAGAGCGGACGCAGTACAAAGCGGCCCGCAGACAGGGCGAGAGGACAGGATACGACAGAGCCAACAAGGAGAACAACGCGCGGATCGCCAAGATGGGGCTGATCGATCCTATGACCAACAAGCCCATTACCACGATGGCGGAGCTGGAAAGCTACGGCCAGAGGGCAAAGCAGCACCGGCTGGAAGCCAGGGCCAAGGAGGAAAAGAAAACCCTTGCCCAGGTGGAGGAGGAAGATGCTGCGCTGGAACTTCTGTACCAGAAACGGCGGGAGGACGCCGAGCGGGAGCGGAAGGCCCAGGAGGAGAAGGCCAAACGGGAATGGATGGAGCAGGACGCGGAGGCATTAGCAGAGCAGTACCCGGATGTGGATCCGGGGCAGCTGGAGAATGACACCAAGTTCAAACGCTTCTGCGGGAAGCGGCTGTACAACGAACCGCTGGCCGAACTGTACGAGGACTATCTGGCGGTAGTCGGGGAGGCCGCCAGGACGGCCCAGGCAAAAAGAGAGGACAAAGCGGAGCGGGGCACGGGTGCCGGCGGAGGTGCCGGGAGCAAGGTGCTGACCGCGAAGCAGCGGAGAGAACTGGAAGCCTGGAACGAAGCCTATCCCCACATGAAGATGACCGAAAAAGAATTCCGACAGTGGAGCGGATCGTGAAAGGAGAATGAAAAATGCCTTATGTAGGCGCTATTTACAACGATTGGAAAGCAGATCTCTTTCCTTACATCGGCAAAGCCTTTGATGTGGCTTATGCCAACCGACTGAACAAGTTTGCCCCCATTGTGGGCGAGATCAACACCAACAGCGTGAGCTACGAGCTGACCGGCGGCGGTGGCTACGGTGAGCCCCAGGTTTACGACGGTGAGAACCTAAACCGCAGCAGCCTGATGCGTGCATTCAAGACCACCATCGTGCCTGTGGAGTACCAGGACAGCGTGATCCTGGGCCACAAGGAGGTCAAGATCGACAAGTTCGGCGAGACCAAGAAGGCCGGTACCCGACTGGGCAACGCCATGGGCATGAAGGTGTTCCTGGAAGTGCTGCGTATGTTCGGCCACGCCTTTGACAGCGGCTATCTGGGCGGCGACGACAAGCCCTGGGCTGCTGCCGACCACCCTGTGGCCGCCAAGAGCAGCGATGGCCGCAAGTTCGTTGCTGACCCCGACGCCGGTACTTACAGCAACCTGATCACCGATGCACTGAGCATCAGCGCCATCACCAAGGCCCAGAGCGCCGCCGGCCGGTTTGTGACCCCCGACGGTCTGCCCTTCCTGGCCGACTACAACGTGCTGCTGGTGAGCCCCGAGCTGGAGGCCGAGGCCAAGAAGATCTGCGGCGAGAATGCCAAGCTGACTCCCAACCAGAGCGAGAACGTGAACCCCGCCCAGGATATGCAGTATATCGTGGTGGGCGGCGGCAAGGATGGCTTTACCGCCAATCAGTGGGCCATCTGCGACAAGGCTCTGATGAAAGAGCTGGTAAACATCGTTTACATCACCCGACCCACGGTGATGGAGAACAAGCTGGACAACCCCCTCCAGGCTCAGTTCCTGAGTTACGCAGACTTTGCCTGTGGCTGGGGCGACGCCCGGCAGATCATCTTCTCCACCGGCGCGGGTGCCTGATATGGCACTGCGTATCGATAAGGTTGATACGCTGTCTACGGGAAAAAGCAAGGATGTTCCGGTGGGATGCCGCCGGTTCATCCTTTGCAATTCCGGGGAGGAGACGGTGTACTTCCGTCCGGCGGACGGGAAGAAGGCGACAGCGGCCAATGGCTTCCCCCTGAAGCCGGGGGAGAAAACGGAGGTAATGATAGCGGACGAGCTGAGTTTGTTCTCCGAGGACAAGGGAGAAGTTCGGATGCTGTACGTCCGGGAGGAGTGAGCCGATGGAGCACATGGACGTTAACTGCGTAGACCAGGTGAAGCTGCTGGCAGAGACGGAAGCCCGGAGCAAGAGCAACACCCACCGGCTGGACAAGCTGGAGGAGCGGGTGAGTGAGCAGGGCGAACTGATCCAGTCGGTGAAGCTGCTGGCGCAGGAACAGGAGCACATCAAATCGGATGTGTCGGAAATCAAGGCCGATGTGAAATCCATTGCAGACAAGCCCAAGAAACGATGGGAAGCCATCGGGGATAAGCTGCTGTGGCTGGTGATCGGCGGTGTGGCGGCCTGGGTGATGAGTCAGATCGGGCTGCCGGTTTGAAAGGAGGAAACGTATGGACATTTGGATCAATGCGATCGCGGAGATCGTGACGGTGCTGGTGACTACGGCCATCGGCGTGGCCGGTGCGTGGCTGCTGGCGAAGATGGCCAAGTACCAGGAAGTGGCCACGGTAAGAAAGGCCACGGAGGAAGTGATCATCCTGGCGCAGCAGACAGTTGGTGAGCTGATGCAGACCATTGTGGCAGACGTTAAGGCTGCCAGAGAGGACGGCAAGCTGACGCAGACGGAGATCGAGGCCCTGGGCCAGACGCTGCTTGTGAAAGTTACGGAGAAAATGAGTGAGCCCACCCGGAAGGTGCTGGAAGCGGCGGCGGTGGACATTACGGCTCTGATTCGCGGCGCTGGCGAAGAATATATTGCTACATTGAAAACGAACCCCATCCCTGTAATTTTGCCTGAGATCAAACAGGAGTGACGATATGAAGAGAGACGATGCGGTAGAACTGGCGCTGCAAATGGCCAACGATCCGGTGCATGGGTATGACCAGACCCACCGGTGGGGGCCGGACTACGATTGCAGCAGCTTTTTGAGTTATGTATGGCAGAAGGTAGGCGTACCCGTGCGGGACAAGGGCGCGACCTACACCGGCAATATGTACCCGGCGTTTACGGCGGCTGGCTTCCGGAACGTGACAGGCAGCATCAATCTCAAAACGGGAGCGGGCCTCCAAAGCGGGGACGTGCTGCTGAACACAGTGCACCACACGGCCATGTACATCGGAAACGGGCGGGTGGTACAAGCCAGCGGAAACGAAAAGGGCGGGATCACCGGTGGCCAGACAGGCGACCAGACAGGCCGGGAGATCGCCACGGGAACCTACTACAACTACCCATGGGACTACGTGCTGCGCTACGGAGAGACTGGCCCGGAAGAAACAGCGGACACATACACCGTGCAATACGGGGACACCCTGTGGGGGATTGCAGATAAGCTGCTCGGAGACGGGCTGCTGTATGGAGAACTGATGGAAGCCAACGGGCTGAAGCACGATCTTCTCACTGTGGGGATGGTGTTGCGTCTGCCGAAGAAAAAAGAGACTGCGACCGTGGAGACGGCGTGGATCTCGCTGCGGCTGCCGGTTTTGAAGAGAGGCGAT